AACCGTCTGTATAAATTAATTTCATATTTTTAAAAATAACTAATATTCTTTCATCATTCCATATTCTTTGATTTTTAGGATTTCCTTTTTTATCTGTAACTTTTAATATTTTAACTTTCATTTTCCTTCCTTTCCTATATAAGAATAGTTGCGAAACGTTGGTATATCAATCTAAAATGGGATATCTTGATCCATTTCGTCCACTGCTGCAAAATCTGATTCTTTGATTTCTTTGTCGCTCGAATCATTTGCCCATTTCAATATTTCTACTTTGTCAGCGTTAATATTTGTATAAGTTTTCATTTTTTCTTTGTCATAAGTTAATTGCATTTCTCCGCTTACTAATACTTTTGTTCCTTTTTTAATATGGTTCGCCATTACTTCTGCAAATTTTCCGAAAATTGTAACATTAAACCAATCGCTTACTTTGTTGCTTTTATCTTTTTGATAGCCTCTTTCTACTGCTAAACTAAATGATAATATTGCAGTACCACTTTGTAAATGTTTTAACTCGCTATCTTTCCCAACATTGCCTGTAATTGTTATCAAATTCATATGCCACTCTCCTTATTTTATCTGCAAGTTCTGATGTTCTTCTATACTTGCACCCTTTACACTTTCACCATTTTTAATTGCTTTTTTAATTGCTTTTTTATCGACTGTAACAACAACCTGCTGTTTTTTAAACTTTGTCGGAACTTTTCCTTCCTCTACAATTACCCTTTCTGACTTTCTTAAACTGATAGTGAATAAATCACTCTCAATTTTCTTTGTGTTAGTATTTACCATTGCATCGAGTAAATACTCCTCTAGCTTGTCAACTCCCTTCTTAATCGCATTTTGACGTGCCTTGAGCCGTTTAATCTCAATATCAAGTGAGTCAATATCTGATTGCTTGTTAGCTTTCACCTTTGCAATGTTGATTGCCTTTTCTTTGAGAGAGATGTTAAAACTTTCTAACACCTCTGCAAATTGATCTTTATCTAAGTCTAAATCTAATATTTGCTGATAACTTTCAACTATCTCATACAGTTTCATTTATTCCTCCTTCTTTTCTAAAACTTTTAATATTCCAAATAAAGCAAACCATACATTTGTTAACATAACGGCTATATGATTTATTGTACTCAATTCGCCTAGAACTATTAGCACAATTAAATTTATTGCCGTTATTGTACTTACCATTGTGCTGATTTTCATTTATTCCTCCTTATCTTTCATACCCTCGAAGCCTTTAATCATAATAGTAAACTGCTCGAGTGTTAACTCTTTTGTGCTGTCAATCTTATATTTAGATTTAATAATTTTCTTAACACCTTCGTTGTCATAACCTTTTTTAGATGCTAGAGTGTATAAAGCTTTAATTTTAGACTGTGCTAAAGGCTTAACTTCTGCCTTTGGTTCTTCTGGTGCTTCTGGTAAGTCCTCACCTGCGTATATATACAAGCCTAAGCCGAACATTGCAAGGTTCTTAGTTAAACACCTCATAACTGATTTATTAATATCAAATGTAGTAGGTTTAAGCATTGTTTTATTTCTGAAATCAATAACAGGAAGCCACATTTCATGTGTTAATTCTCCGACGGTAACAGTAGTATATACCATGTAACCAACTTCTGAATTACCAAACCAACATTGATTATTTTCATCTTTCTTAATCTCATATTTTGCATTAGGATATACTTTTATAAACTCTTTCCACGCATTCGCCCAACTTAAATATGTTAGATTATTCTTTTTACTTGTATAAGCTGATACATCTAAGCTTAATAATTTTTCCAATTTATCCATTTTTTCCTCCACTTCATACCCTTTGAAATAATCTGCAAGTTTATCGTCTATCTTCTGCAATTATTCTATCCTTATACTCGTTATATTCGTTTTCTAGCCATTTTAATTGATTACTTGATAAATCGTACTCATACATATTAAATGCCCCCTATCATTGAATAATAATCTATTACTTTATTAACTGCATCTTCTAATTCGCCTAAAATATCTTCTTCTTCTGGATCTTCTGTTAATAAAAATGCACCTTGCCACTTCATCAAGTCTAATTGTCTAAGTCTGATTTCACCGTAGTAAGCTTTTACTGATAGATTACCTTTTACATAAGCTTTTATATTACTTAAGGAATGAAGTTGCCCACGGTGATATGTTACCTCGAAATCATCTCCCGCCTTTTCAAACATTTTTTTCTCAAATTCCAACTCTTTCATTTCTCCTTCAATTACTTTTAATAAATATTCCATTATTTATCTCCCTTCAAATATTCTTTTTCCCATTTTTTATAAGCTGCTTTCTTTCTAAAACTTTTCATTCCTTCGTTGATTAATAACAGTGCTAAGAATAATAAACTGCTGCCGATAAACGGTAATAAGAATTTTACTGTGAATATAGTTATAATCTCAAACATTTTCTCCCCCTTTTTTACATTAACAACGTAACCGCTGTAACTCCTAATGCTTCTGCTACTTGCTCAACTGTATCGAGTGTAGCAGCGTAGTTATTGTTTCTTAAATTTCCGATAGTTGCCAAACTTAGCTTAATTTCCTTTTTCTCGCATATCTTGACTAATGCCGGGATAGTCAATCCTTGCAACTTCATTATCCTTTTCAAGTTAATCGCTAATCTCTCTCTTAATGTCATCTTGCCCCCTTTCTGTTACTAGCTCGTCTTTGTTTCTCTTGCATCTGGAAACCGAATATTTGAAAGTCTTGATCAACCTTTGACTTCTTAACCGGTTGAATATTCAATTCGTGAATAGGGCTACTTTTAGCTGTAACCCCTTGTAAGTGCTTAATATATCTTGCTATCTCAACTTGTGCCTGTCCCTTTGTCATGTTATCCCCTTTTCTCTATTTTAACATAAAGTGTTAAGTTATGCAATGCCTAAATATTTATTTTATTAATTCTACATCTATCATTATAAATCCCATTTCGTCTAAATCTTCTTCTGTTCCGATATCTAATACTTTAAATTTAGATCCTGCTTCGAGTAAACATTCTGCTTCATCTTCGCAACCTTCTGCACCTAATATTTCTACTTCTTCTTCGTTATCATAATCAACTTTGTGGCAATCCACTTCGCCTTTTGTATAAAAAGCATATGTGTTTTCTCTTTTGGTTTCAACTATGAAATTCCCATCTACTGCTTCCATATCAGTCCAACTACTTGCATCATCAAATGTTATAATGTCGCCTTCTTTATAATCTAATAAATAATTTACTTTTATTACTCTTACTAATTTAGCACTATAATTAATATCTTTTGCTATATCATTTTTAGTCATTGTATACCTCCTTTTGGGCTTTTATAGGTAAGCCCATAACCTGTAAAATAACGTTTATGCTAATTGTGTTTTTTGTTTAGCTTTGAAACCAACTGAACCATATTTTGATCTTATCTGTTCCATACTAGAACCCTTTTTTCTGAATTTACTTTTGTATATTTCGTTTCTCCAATACCAGCTATTTTTATTTTTTGAATATCTGAATTTTAATTCTTTTAATGTAGATATAATTTCTTTGTCTTCTCTTTCTACTCCGTGTATCCATAGCCAATTGCCGCAAAGCTCAATTTCAATTTTAGCCATATTTATTATTGTATTGATGATGTCTTTGTATTCGTCTGCTGCTTCATTACTTGCAAAGCCTTTATCATTTTTAATACTTTTCAATTCTGCAAAGCTAATGTCATATTGATTGTTGATGTCTTTCATTGTGTCTTCTGAACCGTTCGGGCGGTCCGGGTGAAATAACATTGCTAATTTTTTATATTCCGCCTTTAATTCCTCTAAGTTTTTGCAATTTTTAAAATAAGTCATTTTCTATACCAACCTTTCTATTTTTATATCTGCTATTACTGAATCATATGTACCGTTCCAGGCTTTTTTCATATTATTTATTTCTTCAAAGTCTGACATTTTTTCATATAATTTAATATCATCTAAATTTTCTAAATTTCTAACTATTAATATTTCGCCTGTTGAGTAAGTTACTTTTGCTGTTGTCATTTTAACATCTCCTTTTATTCTCCCAATTCCTTTATCTGAGTAAATCATACACCTAAACTTTTATATTGTCAACACTTTATTTAAAATAAATATTTAGGGTACTCGTGATATGTTAAGTAATGTTGATAAATACAAGGTTATATGTTATAATGTAATTAATAGAGTTTACCACGCAATTGTGCGGACTAGGGTAAGCCATATTAAATATGATAATCAAGTAGGCTAGGGAATGCAACCCGAAAGCATACAACGCTAGTATGTTGCCTACAATTTATTATTAGCGAATACTTGAGCGGGGTATTAATATGAAAATTGAAAAGTTAAAAGGTGGTTTCTTTCAAACAGATAACAGAATATTGGATCTATATCTTAATATGTATGAAAAAATAATATTTATTACATTATGTCGTTTTGCTAATAATGAAACTAGAAAATGCTATCCGAGTATAAAAGTATTAAAAGAAAAAACTTCTATTAAAAGTAGAACAACTATTATTAAATATATTAAAACATTAGAAGAGAAAAAACTTATAATAATAAATAAGCATAAAAATAAAAGTGGTTACGATAATAACGAATATTTCATATGTTCATTAGATGGACATACGACTAAGAAAGATGATGTCGATATCAATTCATATGTTCAGGAGATGGACATAGTATGTTCACCAGATGGACATACGTATGTACAGGAGATGGACACTATAAAGACTCAAGGTATAAAGACTCAAAGAAAAAATACTCATATATCAAACAGTACAGCTTCTGTTGTGTCTGATGACACAGAAGCTACTACGAAAGTAAAAAGCAAATACATAAATATATACGACTATAAAACATCTAACCCTTATTATTGTGCAAGTAAATTAAATATATTGGATAAGTATATTAATCTCGAAAGAGTAAAAGCGGACACAATGCATTATAAAATAAAAGCAATAAAAGAAAAGGAATATCTTATAGATGATTTGTTGGAAGAATATAAAAATAATTATGGTGATTTAACAATTGAATATTTTATTGACAATATAGAAGCAATAATTAAAAAATTAGATGTTCCATTTTAGAGAGGTGATTAAATGAATATCACAACTTACAAGCTATTCAAACAGTTATTCACAGATACATTACTATTAAATATAGAAGGTGAAGAAATACAAGATCAGGCAATATTAGAAATTGAATTTATAGATGACGAGTTAATAGCAGTAGAATTGATATTACATTAAAGGGGGTAAAAGCTAATGGCAAAAACTGACAAATACAAACCAACTCACGCAGAAGCTAAGTTATTGAAGGAGTTATTAGACCCTAACAACTTAGAATTAAATGTTTCTGATACTTGTGCAAAAGCAGGAGTTAATAGAAATGTATATTATGAAGCAACTAAGAAACCAGGTTTCAATAATTTAATAAAAGACTTAACTTTAGAATTGTTAAAAAGTAGAGTATCGAAAATAATCGAAACTTCTTACAAGGTAGCAAAAACTGAAAAGGGATATAATGACAGAAAATTATTATTGACAATGGCAAATATATATTCTGATAAAGTAGAAAGCTTAAACACAAATCATAATTTAAATGATGATGTAACAGAATTAACAGATGAAGAGTTAGACGAGAAAATAAAAAACTTGCAAAGTTAAGGTGAGTATATGAATATAGAAGCTAAAAGGGAATTATTAAGATTGCTGCAAGAAAAAGAAAAAAGGCAAGCTATGAAAGATTATTATTCATATGTCAAATATACGCACAGCGATTATATATATAATAGACACGGTGAATACATATCTAATATTATAAATGAAGCAATCAAGAAACGTGATAAAATGATAAATGGAGATATTCCCACAGAAGCACAATATATAATGCTTAGTATTCCACCTAGACATGGTAAATCGATGCATATATCCGAAACATTACCAAGCTATGTAATGGGCAAATACCCGAAGTTTAAAGTTATAATGACAGCTTACAGCAGCACACTAGCACATGACTTTGCTAAAAGCAATGCTAACAAGCTGAAAGAATATAATATATTTAATGCAAAGGTAACTGCTAACAATCAAGATAGAATGACACTAGATAATGGTAGCGAAATGATAAAAGCCGGTATATTAGGTGGTATAACAGGCAAAGGAGCACATTTATTAATTATAGATGATCCTATTAAGACATCGGAAGAAGCAAGAAGTCAGGTACAACGTGATAAGATATGGAAAGAATGGGTATCAAGTTTATCTACAAGGTTAGAAATAGCACCAATAGTAATAGTAATAATGACAAGGTGGCATGAAGATGATTTATGCGGTAGACTGCTCAATAAAGAATACGGAGAGCCTTTACCATGGCAAGTTATCAATTTACCGTTAGAAGCCGAAGAGGGTGACTTATTAGGTAGGGAAATAGGTGAGCCTTTATGGCCAGAAAGATACGGATATAAATTTATAGAAGTTAGAAAGAGATATATAGAAGATTTCAATGCACTATATCAAGGCAGACCTACAAGTGTAGAAGGTAATATTGTTAAAAAAGAATGGTTTGAGAATAAGTGGTACAATCCAACGCCACAATTTATAAAAAGAATACCAACTATTTGTATGTCAGTAGATGCAACATTCAAAGATACATCTAAAAGTGATAAAGTCGCAATAGGAATATGGGGCAAGTTGGATAATAATTTTTATTGGATAGATGAAATTAACGAAAGAATGGACTTTCTAGCAACATTACAAGCTATCAGAAACTTTAAAGATATGTACCCTAACATTGGATATACTTTTATAGAAGATAAAGCGAATGGATCAGCAATAATAAATGTATTATCAAAAGAAATACACGGGATAGTACCTGTTAATCCATTAGGTGGGAAAGAATCAAGACTGCAAGCAGTTTTACCGTTTCTTACGGCAAATGTATTTATACCACGTAATAAAAGTTTTGTACGTGGATCTATGGAAGAATGGTACTCGTTTCCTAATGGAAAACATGACGATAGTGTAGATGAAATGACACAAGCATTATCACAAATGATACATTATTATAGCAGTTTAAAGAAAAGACCTATAAACGATGATAATTACGCAGAAAGTGTTAGCAATTGGAATAACTATTACTAGGAGGGATACATGGAAATACTAGCAGGGATACTTGCAGGAGCTGTAACATATTTATTAATAGACAAGTTTAAGATTGATAAAAAGAAAGCAATTGAAATATCAGATGACGAGAAAAGAAAACAAGAGAAGGTAGAAAACAATCTCAACAAGATGATGAACTACAATATGGAGATGGCTTATAAACACGAGGTGAGAAAATGATAAAAGAATTTGAACAATTCCAGAAGGGTATCAATTATAACAATAAGCTAGAACCTAACTTTTACGATTTAGTAGATGTAAATTATGATTTCTATTTTGGTAGGCAATGGCCCGGTGCTGGGCTATCTGATGACTTACCGCAACCGGTATTCAATAATATTAACAGATTTATTACTTTCTTTGTAGCTTCAATAATGGCAGGGAAGCCCACGGGAGTGTTTTCAAGTCCTGTTACATTAGAAGATAGCGATAAATCAGATGACATTTTAAATGCAAGTTGGAAAGAATTCGAAGAAAGAGTCAAACTTACATGGAAGATTAAACAAGCGTTGACGGACGGAGCAATCACAGGTGATTATATAGCACATTTATTAATAACAGACGATAAGCCTTACAACGGGGTATACAGCGAAGTTATAGGTCAGGTGGACTTTGAGTTAATAGATGCAAATAACTTCTACGTAGCCAATCCTAATAGCTCAAATATACAAGAACAGTTGTATATACAAATAGCTGGTAGAGATTTGATATCTAATCTTAAAAAAGAGAGCAAAGAAGTAGAAGAAATACGAGCTGATAATGATACTGCACAACAAGCGGGCAAATATGGAAGTGTTGAATTAGATGATAGCGAAGAAACAGGCAAAGCAACTTATGTAATAACTTATACTAAAAAAGAAGTAGAAGGTGAAACAAGAGTATTTGTAAGCAAATGCGTTAAGGATAGTTACATCTATGAAGATATAGATTTAGGGATATCCCGTTACCCTGTTGCGTTAGGACATTGGGAAGAACAAAAAAACACTTATCATGGCTTTAACTTTGTTACATCAGCTATACCAACGCAAATATATATTAATCGTGGCTTTGCAATGGCAATGTATAACACGATGACAACTGCATTTTCTAAGCTATTATATGATAACAATAAGATTAGTGGTTGGAGCAATAAAATAGGTGGAGCAATAGGGGTAGATTTAAGGCCGGGTGAAAGGTTAAGCGAGTCAGCAACTTACATTGCACCTGGGAATATGAGTCCACAGGTTATGCAGATGATCGACATGGCACAACAGTATATGAAAGAAACAGTAGGAGCGAATGACGCACTGTTAGGAAACATAAACCCTGAACAAGCGAGTGGTATTTCAATATCAGTAGCAAGTAAACAGTCAGGTATACCATTAGAAAATCCTAAAATGAATATGTATAATTGGCTGGAAGATATAATGCTCAACTATTACGATATAGTATCTAACTTATATGGTGAAAGACCTGTTGTTATGCAGAATGATGACACAAGTCAAATTGAAATGTTTGATTTCTCACAACTTAAAGGAATGTATAAAAGTGTTCATATAGACGTAGGTACTTCTAGTTATTGGAGTGAAATAGCTTCCATGCAGACACTAGACAATCTTTTAGATAGAGGGCTAATAGAATTCATGGACTACTTAGAAAGAGTGCCAGAGGGCTATATTAAAGACAAACAAGAGTTAATTAATAATTTAAAAGAGAAAATGGAAGGTGAAATTCCACCGGAAGAGTTTATAGCAAGCTTAACACCAGAACAGCAAGAACAGTTTGCACAGTTACCACCAGAAGAACAACAAAGAATGATGCAAGAAGCAATGGTATAATAAAAATACGAATGTTATCTTAGGTAATGTTGATAATGTTCGTGTTTTATGTTATAATAGAAGGCAAGAAACGGGCAACCATACCTAAAAGGAGATGTTAGAATGACAAACGATAACCAAGTCGAAGAAGTCGAAGAATTAGATTACATTTTACCAGATGATTATGTTGAAGATGAAACACAATCTGATGAAGATGTAGAAGAAACAGAAGTTGAAACACTTGAAGAAGAAGCTGAAGAAACAGAAGAAGTTGAAACTGATGAAGAAGTTGAAGATGATAACGATAATACCATTGAAGAATCACCTTTAAGCGACTTAGAAGTTAAATTTCTAAAAGAAAATAAGAAACTAGGCGAATTTGATAGAGAGGAATTAAAAACTTTCATTCAAAAAGGCATGAATCAAGACAGATTACAAGAAAAATTTGAATCAGTAAATGAAATTAACACACAATATAAAGAGTTAGCAGAAATGTTTAACATGAATGAAAAGGAATTATTGGATAATTTAAAAAACCAATACTTCACAAGTAAAGCCGAAGAAGAAGGTCGAGCTGTTAAAGACGTTATTAACGAGTATAACAGCAATCACAAAGACAGAGAAACACTTATGTATGAACGTTTTGTAAAGAAATACAATGACGTTGATATTGATAAAATACCACAAGAAGTGCTAGATAAAGTAAAAAATGGTGAAGATTTAGTAGATGCTTATGAAAGAAACATTAAAGATATGAGCATAAGCGAGAAAGACACTGAAATATCACAGCTTAAAGATAAAATAACCGAATTAGAGAAAGCTATTAAGGTTAGTAAGCAAAATAAGAAAATTAAAAGTAAAAGTGTGGTAAAAAAGACAAGTGGTTCTGATAAGAGTGATAATAAAGACGACTTCCTACAAGGCTTATTAGGTGATTATTAATCACATTATAGGAGGCGACAAAAATGGCAGTAAATTTAGCTAAAAAGTATCAAAAGGCGATTGATCAGGTATTTACGTTAGGTTCATTAACAAAAGTAGCATTCGGTGGAAAATTTGACTTCATCGGAAGTAAAACAGCAGTAGTATACACATTAACTACTCAAGCGTTAGGCGATTACACAAGAACAGGTGCAAATAGATATGGTACTCCAACAGAAGTGCAAGATACTATTACAGAGTATTCTATCACAAAAGACAGAAGTTTTTCAGCAACTATTGACAAAGGTAACTACATTCAAGGTAACCTTGTTAAAACAACAGGAGCTTTCTTAAAAGCTGAAATGGAAGAACAGTTTAACCCGGAGGTAGACACTTACAACTTAGCAGTATTAGCTGCAAGTGCAGCAAGTGCTTCACAAGTAGAAACAGCTGCAATCACTGCTTCAAATGCTTATGAGAAGTTCTTAGATGGTATGAGTGCATTACACGATGCTAAAGTACCTGTGAAAGGTAGAATTGCATTTGTTACACCAGCATTTTACAAATTTATTAAATTAGATGGTTCATTTATTAAGAATTCTGATTTAGGACAAAAAATTACTATTAACGGACAAGTTGGAGAAGTAGACGGTTGTAAATTAGTGTTAGTGCCAACATCGTATATGCCAGCAAACACAGCATTTATCGTAACACACCCAAAAGCTAATGTTAACCCTATGCAATTAAATGACATTAAAACTCATGAAGATCCACCAGGAATTAGCGGAGCTCAAATCGAAGGTAGATTTATCTATGATGCATTTACATTCTCAAACAAAGAAACTGCTTGTTACCAACATAAAACTGCTTAGTTAGGAGCATAATATGATAAAATTAAAGAAAGGTGATTCAATTGTTTATTCTATCCCTAATACAGTAAATGTATGGGAAAGAAACGGTTACAAAGTTGTAAAAGATGAAGTAGAAACAGTTGTAATTAACGAAGATACAGAAAAAGAAGAAATAAAGGCAAAGTTAGACGAATTAGGTATTAAATATCACCCAAATTTAGGAATTAAAAAACTTAGATTGTTATTACCATAGTAGTCTGCAACCATACAGACACGATTGATTAACCCCTTTCGTGTCTTTTTTATTAGGAGGTGTAACATGACAATGTACGGAGATGGAAGTTTTAAGAAGTTTTTAGCATCAGAATTTGACGCAAATACAACAACATTAGCAGATGCTGATGGGAAAGATATAGTATTAGTAGTAGACACAGCAACATGGTATATATTCTATCAAAATGCGTGGTACGAACAATAAAAGGAGGGGAATATGAGTTTTAAAACAAGCGGTTTTCCGCATTATTCATTCAATCCTTTAGGTTTTAGAACAAATGGAAGTTTAAAGAAATTACTAGCATGTGGTTTAGATTTATTCACCACTCCTACAATCGACAAAGTAGGCAAGAAAACCAGAGATGCAGAAAGAGCTTTAGCATTAGTGGGCGATACAGTTACTTATATAAAAGAAATAACACTCGCTAGTCAATCATTCAGCTATATTGATAACACAACGGGTACAGTTGAAACAGACGCATTTGATGTAAACGGTGAGTTTATCATTCCGTCAAATGGAATAGCAAGTTTAACTTTTACTAAATCATCACAAGATTATGCATTAGTTATAAACGAAAGACAAGAATATGGTAAAATTCCATTTAATATTACAGAAAATAATGTTGCGGTAGGCATATTATTATGTCAACAGTATTTATCACCAGCTACTTTTTCAGTAGAAACTTTATTAACTAAGTCAGACTTTGACACTTTCGGTGGTACTGTTATCGAAGAGCAAAACTTGAAAGCGTTTGAAGATGGTACAATTTACAATAACTCAATTTCACAGCTTGACTTTGCTACAAGCGATACAGGTGTAGTTGTTAAAAGTTTTGAAAACGTACAAAGTGTACCCGCCGGTACAGTGGATAATACAGTTAGATATCAAGCAAAAGGATTGAGTTTAGCTAATAGTGTTGAGAATGGTGATTTTAGTGATACGTCATCATGGGGCAGTACCTATGCAACTTTTGTAGTTTTAGATAATAGTGTAACCGTTTTAGCTGATGCTCAAGAAGATAGAATATCACAAATATTAAATAATAGCGGTGGTGTTGGCAATACTGATATATGGGTATTTATTGCAGACATTAAAAGTGACTCAAATTTAGTTAGTATTTCACACTATGGAGCGAATGCAAAATATCATTCTGGTAGTGGAAAATTTGAAACGTTATTGTCTTTAAGAACTTCGTGGACTAGTTCGTCTGATGATAGAATCTATGTTCGAGATAGTAGAAGTAGCGGTTGGACTGAAATACAAATTAAAAATGTATGGGCTATCAACTTAACTCAACTTGGCATATCAAATATCCTCACATCAGCAGGTTACATTACTACCGAGCAACAAGAAGAAGCTATGTTTAATATAGTCAGAAACCTAGATGCCGGTACAACAGATATTCAGAGTGCAGTGGTAGACTATGTGAGCGTTGGGAAGAACTTGTTTGATAAGAGTAAAAGAACATTGAGTAAAGGAGTATCTATTTCTGATGGGATTCTTTTTAATGCTGAGAGTGATGATGCATCTGACTATATCGAAGTAAAAGAGGATACAACTTATTTTGCATCAATTGATAGATATGGTGCATGGTACGATTCTGAAAAACATTTTATTTCATATATGACAGTATCACCATTTACTTCTCCCCAAAACGCAAAATATATTAGATATACAATTGCTAAAACAGGTATAGATACTTTCCAACTCGAACTCGGCTCTACAGCTACAGCATACCAACCGTATCGTGATTCCACTTTGCAACTTAGCACACCGTTAAGAAGTTTGCCAAATGGCACACGAGATGAAATTAAAAACGCAGAGTTAATAAACGATAAACTAGTATTACTCGACAGACCAGAATATATTAAAAGGGTATCAGATGACACAAGCGTTACAGGAGTTGTTGCAGTAAATACAACTAATTATCCTTTAGCAAAAGATACAGGCTCGTTTATCAATCAACTTGATGCAGGCGGATATGAAACAGGAATAATCGGCACAGACTCAACAAGTGGTGATGGTACACTTTCATATGAACTAGCAGAACCTGTTACAACTTACGAAGATTATCTAACTTACTTTGATGCAGAAAGAACAATTCCTATTGATGTAGACACACCTGTAAACTGTGATAAATTTGGTAATTTATTTGCATATAACAACGCAGGCGAAATGCCTAAGGCAGAGAGCATAGGCAGTGTTAAGCAGAATTTCGTAGTATGTGATGTAAGTGGTACACCTATTTCAGCAGAATTTCAATCAGGAAATTATATTAAAATAGCAGATGATTATTTTACAGAAAGTTTTGATTTAAATAACATTTTATATGATGCCGGTGGTGATGCTAAAATAATTGCTTATGATGATTTAGCAAACATCACTAACAATCAGTTATTCGTAAGCTTAGATAAGCAGAAAATAATGTTTTACGAGGAAGAATTAACAGGTGATTGTTTATATAGAGCATGTAAAGCATTAAAATTAAACGAGCCTTACATGGTACAAACTGCTGAGGGCAGCGGTGAATATGAGCCTTACATTACAGCAGACGGGCAGTTATATGTGTTAAAAGAAGGAGTAGTGGTAGAATGAGTTATGAAACAGTAACAACAGGCGTAGACTTAGATAAAGGTTTTCATTCCGACACAGTATGGGACGATATTATATTATTGCCTCATACTATTCAAGGTGGGACTGCTAGACCAGATAAGAAAACTCTAATCGGGAATATTGATGTATATGGTTTTAATGGAGCATCAACAACAGAAGAAATGAGTGGCAGTTTTGAGATACCTCACAACTATAAAGTAGGTTCAGATTTAAGACCTCATATCCATTGGTGTGCTGATAACGCTAATGTAGGCGATGTTAAATGGCAATTAGAGTACAGTGTAGGCAGTGTAGGTGTTCCTTTGACAAGTGTTGTAACATTAGATGCAGTAGACTCTACCGATGATGAAGATAGAATACACAAAGTAGTAGAGTTTCAAGTTATTGATGGGACTAATATAAATATAGGCGATATAATAGGTTTTAGGCTATTTAGAAACCCTACCGATGCAGAGGACACATATGGTTCAGATGCTTTATTTCTCTCACTTGGTTTTCATTTCGAAGTCGATGGCGATGGAAGTAGACAAGTATTTATCAAATAAGAGAGGTGGTTAAATGAGTTATCAAAGTTTAAGCACGGGTAAGGAATTAGATGCAACAATTAAAAATATAATCAATCCTTCTAAATTTGAAGGAAAGTCAACAAGCGAAAATGGTTCGCCTCATGTATTTACAGGAGCAGGCACAATGGATATAACTTTCATAGATGTAGATTTTACAACTTCCGGCGATTTTGTTTATTCGAATGGTGTGGTAACTTATATAGGTGATAATGATGTAGAGTTAGGAATGAATATATCTTGCTCTATACATTGTGATACTAAAAACGTAACGTTAAGATTAGCACAATTTCAGAATAATGTAGAAGTTAAGAGTTCGGAAAACACATCTAAGTCAGAGAGTAATTTGTCTAAAGTGCCATTCTCAATTGACGCACCTTTCAGTTTATCGAAAAATGATACAATAAATCTTAAGATAATTTCAGATGGTGCATGTACAGCAACTATTTATCACTTTTCAGTAGTATTAGTAGTAAATAAAGTTATATTAGTATAAGGAGGTAAACTATGACAGAAAAATTTGAATATAAATCAA